TACACGTTTTAAATATACAGGGTCTATTATTTTGTCATAGTGTAAATTTTCTTGTAATAATTTTCGCAAAATAGGTTTTATTTTCTTTTCGTCCAACGTTCCCCAATAATCAGCAAAATACCAGTCACTATAACTGATTTGCATAAAACCATGTTTTTTACTAACAGGAATTATTTGACGTATTGGATTGTTTATTGTACTATGTTTAAATTTATGTATCCACTTATTTTCCGGTTTCGTCATATCATATTTTGCAAATATACGCGATAAACTAAACGATTCCACACTGTTAAACATTTCCAATTCTTTTTCTTCGAAACTATTACATAATTTAAGTAATCCCTCCTTAGGTACAGCAAATACTAATTGTTTCGTTTTATATGTACTTCCATTACGCATCTTTAATACATAAATATCTTTCGCTTTGTAAAAAGACATAATTTCACTATTTTTAAATAACTCCACATCTTCTTTAATTGAATTATATATAGCTTGAATTAATGTATGATAACCTTTTGTGAAAATAAACATTTTATTACTATTTAATAGTTCATTTTCCATATTTTTTCTTGTTACAACGGAATTACCAACTCTAAATTCACTCGCATAACCATAACAAAATTCAATAAATCGCGTTTCATCAAAACTTAACACTTGTAAACACATTTGTTCTAATGTATATTTACGACAATAATCATCCGTCTTTGTATCCATAAAAGCAAATACTTTTTTCAATAGTGTCATATATTTTTCTGTTGTTTCCTTTTGTAATGGATGTTTACGTTTTTTACCATCATAATAATTCTTAAAATGACGTTTATTTTTTCCTAAGGGTATTTCCCTCGTTTCTATATTAAATTTATTTATCAACTCTAGCATATTTTTTTGATATTCATAAACAACCGCTCCACCCGCTTCATATTTAATTCTTTTTTTTCTAATCTTTTGTGTTTTATTTTGTCCTAATGTTCTCTTTTTTTGAGATACATTATAAAATCGTGTATCCACCAGTCCACCTATTCGATTCGTTTTCTCTAATATACACATTTTTTTATCTGGATATTTCTCTTTCAAAAGACGCGCACTGTTTAATCCTGCAATGCCCGCTCCAATAATAATAATATCATACATATACTATTATTATAGATTTTATTACATATATTTTGTGAAATCAACGGCATAAGGATTTGATTGTAATGCGCTATTTAAATCACCTGTATTACGGTCTTTGTTTATTCCTGAATATAAACGATTATTGTTTTGCGTAGACACTCCCATATGCTGAGGTGTTGCCATTTGTGCAGGCATTGTTCCGTTTAATGCACGATTATTTTTCAACTTTGTGTCGCGATTGTTCTGGGCAACATTTACATGATGATTGGTTAATTTCATATTTCCAGGCACCATACGCCCCTTAATAGTCGAACTCTTAATATCATTGTTGCGTTGATTGTATTCCGCTTCATATGATTTCATTTCACGAGTTCCCGCACCAGCAGATGAATTACCCGCATAATAAAAATCTCCCGTCTTTGTACGTGAAGTATTACTTGCTTTATGCTCTGTCACTTCATATGCACCACCACGTTGATTGCGATTAATATTTAAATGGAATTTTGATTTTTCCATTGTTTCACGATGTGTAGTAGGTGCCTTTTGTGTAGGATCATAAATATATGTTTCCGAAACACGAGAACCCGCATTTTGATAAGGACGTAATGTGCCCACCGCATTTTCCTTTCGGGAAGGACGTAACACATCCATCACAGGAGCAATTGCCGCACTTACAGAATGACCGATTCCACCAAAATAATTGGTTTCATTATTGGTTGAACGATTGTTAGGATACGCCTTTTTACTTTTAATACCATAATCACCCTCACTGGCATTATTCTTTTGTTTTGCGTGAGCTGTTCCCATTGGAACGGGACCTAAAGCAATATGACGAGATTTTTGTACCTTACCGGGAATATATTCACCACTTACTTGGTGACTCGCAACACCTTCATATTCGCGACCAACTTCTTTACGATTTGTAAAACGATCGGTTTGTATTGAACGCATTGTTTCTCCTTTAACTGCACCACCCGTTGTAAACCAGCGGTCTTGTCCATTCTCATAATGACGGTCTGGACGATTCTTTTCGAACTTACCCATTTGACCTGGCTTTTTAATATTTGAAACACCAGGACCTTCTAAACCAATTAATGAAACACCATTGGCTTTGGGATTGTTCGCAACACGTAAAGAATCAACATCCTTAGGCATCCACGACTCGCGATTCATCATACCCGAGTTATAACCGTCACCGCCAGTTGTTCCGTACTCCATACCCAAACCAGGGGCTACGCTTTCTTGTTTAAATGGATTCACATTCGACATTTTCATACTTTGATTTACGCGAGATTGATAAAAATCACTCTCATTAGGGGCACCATAAGCCCACTGATAATTATCTTCCGGTGCAAACAATGGTGCTTGCTCCTGTTTATTGACACTTTGAGAACCCGAACCAGTGTAATTGTCTAAAATCGATTCGGATGTTTTATCTTCTAAATTAACTTCGTGAGATTTACTTCCAAAAAAAGGAACCATATTATTGTGTTCAAAATAATTAGAACTCACCGTATCACCAGTCAATGACTTGAACTGCTCTCCACTAACTTCTGAGATCTTCGAAACATTCTTAGGACGATTAATATCCTCTTGAATATTTCCAGTTTTCATTGATTGAGCAAAATATTTATCCGTATAACTTCCCTGACTATTGTCATACTTGTTTACACGAGATAAATGCTCCGTTTGTTGTAATTCCTGGTCTAACGCAAGACCTTCGCTGGGATAATTTTGATTTCTCAAATTCGTATTTGGTAACTTGGAACTATAAAATCCTTCTTTCTTCTCTTTGTTTTTATTTTGTTTATTTACAAAATATAGAGAACCTAATGCAAATAGTGGGATAGCTGCTTCCATATATAATTATAATAGGTATATAAAATAATTATATAATTTATTTGTGTTTATCTTTTACTAAAATACGCGAACTACTATTGTTTTCGAAAGTTTTTTCTGTGTGTGCTTGAGGATTTTCGAATGGCAATTCCCAGCGATTTTGTTCTACGTCTAAATAAGTCCATCCTGGATGACTTGCGCGGCTCTGATCAACAAATGATTTTTCAACACTATGACTATGGGGTAAGGTAAATGTGGAATGGTCCTTATAGTTGTTTTGATTTACATTGTCGCGATTATATTTACGACTCATCCCTTTTAAATCGCTTTCTAAATCAACACCGTTTGTACGATTATTTGCACCCCATTTTGTTAATCTCATATGGGGATCTTCCATAAATGGTAGATTTTCTCCTGGACCTGGAGCATTTAATTGATACCTTCCTGTAAATGTACTTTCTTGTAATTGCTTTTTTATACGAGCATCATCATCATGAAAACGTGTAAATGACATCTAATTAATATATATATTTATAATATTTTAAACCATTATAGATAAAAAATATAATTATTTCTAAACGACTACAAAATCAATGATTTATTTGCTTATTACTTTTTGTGCTAACTTATTTTTTCAGTGGTGTAAATAACTTCATTTAATTCACTTGTTTTACATATACCAAATGATTTTCGATGCATAGTTGTAATACCATATTGTCTTATTCCATCCATATGCACTTTTGCACCATAACCCACGTTTTTATGTATGTTATAATAGGTTTTCAATAAAGGATATTTTTCACATAAATCGTAAATGTCTTTATCACGACCCGTCTTGGCTAATATACTGGCCGCAGCAATTCCAACATATTTACCATCTCCTTGCTTTACAGTAATGTGGTCGATTTGTGTACCATCGCTTGTAAAATATGGATTGAAATAATTTCCATCTATTACCAATAGGATTTTACTGTAATCCAAATTATTATTTGTTATGTGTTGTAAATATTCAATTGAACTGTCAATACATTTATGCATTCCCAACATTACAGCTTGTAATATATTTACTTCATCTATAATAGTATTCGATAGTGATGCAATATGATAATGTAAAGCGTTTTGTTTTATATTTTCACTTTCATTATACAATTTTGTTTTGCTTGTAAACTTTTTACTATCCTTTATATTTGAAATGTCAAAATTACAATGTTTAGGTAAAATTGTACTTGCTACAACTACATCTCCAAACATACATCCTCTACCCACCTCATCTATACTTATTTCATAAGTATATTTATTTTCATCATAACTATATTGCAACATTATATTTATTGTTTAGATATAATGTTGTATAAATCAATTTTTAACGTACATCTTTTTTTATAGCAATATAATATATTAAAATGAAATTTAGTTTAACACCGATTTTATTGTTATTGGTAATTGTAGTTGTTTTAGTTATATCTCTCTTTATCAACCAAAAAACACCAGAGGGATTTTCAACATACAATTATACAGATAACGAAACAAATAAAGGTCAAAATTATACAATATTAACTTATGATGGTGATAAAGCCGTTACAAAATTGTACGATAACTTGTATTTTGATAAGTCAAATCGTAACTTTATTGAAGTTGTTTCAAATGAATATGATGCAAGTGATTTTGAAGACAAATCAGACACAGAAAAGCAAGAAATGTTAAAAGCATACACTTTCATTAATATTATTTATAATGGTTCCACAACAAAAACATTACCGGCCGATACTGATACAGATACAGGTGCATATGTACCGAATACTGCAGAAGGCCGCGATAGTTTGAAAACGTTCATTGATGGTTCAAACAAGTTTTACAGTTTTGTTACTACATTGGACCATTCAAAATACGTTGTATGTGTTCACGAACAAAATGAAGAAACATTAATACACATTGTAGACCCTGCTCCCGCTTCTCCAAAACACATTATTACTTACTTATTTAATAAAAATGGTCTTTTTGAACATAAATCTTTAAACGCACTTATTACCCCTTCCCCAACATATACCAGTGCAAGTGGAGGTGAAGGAATGGAACCATTGAGCGGAACTATTTTACCTCTTTATAGTTCAAACAAATTACTTTCTGAAATCGTTTATGGAGAACTTTATCTTGATATGTCCAATTACAATTTGATTAAGGTATCGACAGAAACCAAACTTGAAGTATCTACTATTGATGGAAAAGAATTTACTATTAGCGATGACGCTAGTCACGATGAAAGTTTGATTACAAAAACAACCACCTTGTCCGTAAATTTGTTTGTAAAACATTTAGGAGCTAAACCCGGAATTGTTGCATTTACTCCATCTGGTGCTTATTGTATGATGCTCGATCCAACCTTTAATTTGGGAAGCTCATTGTATTTTAAGAAAACAACAAGTACTGAAACGACTGGTTCTACTACCACATCGGAAACCAGCAGTTCCGCAACTGATACTTCCGGAAATTTCTTAACAGATTATGCCCGATTTGTTGATATTTACAATCAACTTAATGCTAATGGTATTACACTTCCTTCTTCCGCATCATCAAACACATCTAGTGATTACATTTTGAAAACAGAAATAGTCCCACCCGTTTGCCCAACATGTCCTAGTTGTGCTGGAGATTGCAATAGTGTGTGTACTACTTGTGGTGGTAACGGCGGTTCTGGTACAACAAATGCCAATGGCGTTTCATTAACTGGTGATTCTACTTCTTCTAGAACAACCGATGAAAATGGTAATGTCATTATTAGAACTATTGATAGTGCCGGAAATGCTATTATTAAAATTATAGATAGTACTGGTAATATTGTTGTAAAAACAATTGATACAACAGGCGAAGTGATTGAAAAAACAGTAGATAGTACAGGTACTGCTTTGAATAAAATAGGAACTAGTGTTGAAACAGCATCAAAAGATATTTATAATACAACCGGAAATGTTGTATCAACTGTAGGAAATACAGCACAAAGAGTAGGTACTGATTTATATGACGGTGCAGGTAATTTAATTTCCACCGCTGGTTCTACCGCACAAACCGTCGGAGGAGATGTATATGATGCCGCGGGTAATATTGTCTCGGGTGCTGGAACTGCTGTTTCTACCGTTGGACAAGGTATTTCCACCGTAGCACAAGATTTATACGGTGGTATTAAAAATTTGGGTTCAGGTGCTACTCAACCCGGTCAACATAATCAAATGAATACTTCATTTGGTCGTTCTTCTTATGGAGGACCAGGTGGTTCCAGTTATGGTGCACCCGCACAAGGTGATGTTAATGTTCCACAATTTGGACCCGATTCCCGCGTTTCTTATGAAAACAGTGTGTCTAATTATGATTACTATGGTGCTCTTCCCGCAAAACCAAGTAATTTTGTTGCTCGTACATCCGATTTCAGTGCGTTTGGTAAATAAATATTCGTTTAAAACTGCATAAAAATAAATTCATTTAATATAGTAAATGGTATTAAATGAACGCCAACAAATAACCAGTCAAATTAAAGATATTATTTTAAATTTTGATAGCATTTGTGAAGATGTAAATCATAAAAAAGGGATTTACATTTATGGTGCTCCTGGTTGTGGTAAAACATCCTTTGTCGAAAAAATTATTAAAGATTTGAATCACGATATGATAAAATATGATGCCGGAGATATAAGAAATAAAAATTTAATTGAATCATTAACATCCGATCATGTGGCCAGCCAAAATGTTTTGGATATGATGCGTGGTGTTAAACGTAAAATCGTTATTGTAATGGATGAAATCGACGGCATGAATAGTGGGGATAAAGGTGGTATTAGTTCATTAATCAAATTAATACGTCAAAAGAAAACAAAAAAACAAAAAGGCGAACAAAAAACAAACATACCTATTATTTGTATTGGTAACTATTTTATGGATAAAAAAATCAAAGAATTAATGAAAGTATGTAATATTTTTGAATTAAAACAACCCTCTACTAATCAAATAAATAGTTATTTGAAAAAAGAAATACCCGAATATAAAACGTTTACAGATAATATGAAAAAAACCGCATTGAATTATATTCAACAAGATTTACGAAAAATGAAAATGTTTAAACAAATTTATACAAACAATAGTGCATTAATGAATGAGACGAGTTTCAATAAAATATTTCAAAAAAAACACTATAATGATGATGCAAAGAAAATTACTCACGATTTATTTAATAACAATATTTCTATTGACAAACATATACAATTTATGAATGAGACCGAACGCACTATTGTTGCATTGCTATGGCACGAAAATGTAATCGATAATATATCGAAAAACAAAGATATAAATAAATGTGTTGAATTTTATAATAAAATATTAAACAATATTTGCTACGCGGATTATATTGACCGCATTACGTTTCAATACCAAATTTGGCAATTTAATGAAATGAGTTCATTGATGAAAACCTTTTATAATAATAAATTATATCACGATAATTTCAAACATAAACAAATTCCATATACTGATAATATACGATTTACAAAAGTATTGACCAAATACTCTACTGAATACAATAATAGTGTTTTTATTACAAACCTTTGTTTAAAATTGTCGATGGACAAAAAAGATTTGTTTACCTTTTTTCAGGAAATGCGTAAGAAATATGGCGATGTAAGTAAACACGAAAATCTCAGTCGTCTGGAAAAAAGATTAGAAGAATATGATATATGTCGTTTGGATATAAAACGGATATATCGATATTTGGATAAAAATATAAAAAAAGATGACCCGACTGAGTTAATGGACTAACTATTATCATAATAATATAATTATTATATTATTATTTTACATATCCAAATCATTAAGCGTCAGGATCAATATTTGCCTTTACGCTCGGTGTTGACAATGGTTCTTCTATTTTATTAGACACTTCTAATTTAAGTATTTCTAATTCCAATTCTTTGTTTTTTATACACAATGAATTGTACTCACCTTCCATTTTGTAATATTTATCAGCAGATACAAGGTCCTCGTTTTCCTTGTATTTCTTATTTTCTTCTTTTAATGTTTCATTTTCATTTTTCAATATTCCACACTTATTTTCAAATTGTGTTTTCAAATGATCCAACGTTTGCAATTGCGTTTGAAACACACTCAATTGTTGTTTTAATTTACCATTTTCTTGTTGATGTGTGGATATTATATTAATAATATCCTGCTGGTTAAGTTCCTTGTTTTCGCCATTTTGTGTCACAATCAATGCTGGCTTTTTATTGAATTGCTCTATTAAACTCGCGTTTTGTGCCTGTAATGATTGAATAATGTTTACTATTTCTCCACGCGTCAAATCTTTACGTCCTTGGCCAGACATATCCATTACAATACCCGTGGGTTGATTATTTAATTGTTCTACGTGTTGCTTTTCCATTTCTGCTCTTTTTTTCTTTATTTCTTCTGTTTGTTTTAATACTTCCGGCTTATTTTTGGGCAATCCCGCATCATAATTATTCAATAAATCATCTATGTCTTCCATAAAAAACTTCTTTATATCCGCCTCTGATGATTTTCGAATAAATGTATCCACCGTTTTGGGCGAATCCTTCATAAAATCAGGATGTGGGTTTTTTAACATTTCACGTTTATCAAATGTATTATGTTCGTGCGAAAATACTAAAATGGTTTTAAGCGGATCTAATTGCACAAATGGTATTGTATAATCTTTCAAAAATGCTCGTTCCTCTGCCAGTGCAGCATCGTCTTCATAACGAGTTTGTTCTAACAATTCCTTCTTGAATGCAAATGTACCTGCGGTTGAATGGTTTGGACCATATGGACCACACTGAACCATTCTATTTAATGCCTTGAAATATATATAAATCTCACTCGAACCCGCACATAAGGCCTGCGGAGCACCTTGTAAGGTTTCCACAGCGTGCTCTACACGTTCGGGAGGATAATAGTCATCATCATCCATATACACTATAAATGACCCCTTCGTCTTGGTATGCATAAAATTACGCTTTGCTCCTAAATTCATTTTTTCAACCGCAAAATATTTGAGATTTGTAATTTTTTCCCTTGAAAGTATATCCTGAATATTATCTGTGCCGTCATCTACAATAATCCATTCCATACGATTTTTTGGATATGTTTGATTTTTATAACAACGGATCATGTTTTCAATAAATGGCCTACGATTAAATGTTGGCGTACATACACTTACAAATGGATAGTACTTTTTTTTACCGGGCATATATAAATATATAAAAATATATATTTATATTTATTTTGAACGATTTGCTTATTATGTGTTATATATATGAAATAGTCAAATATATAATGACAAAATCTACGCTGACGCTATCGAAGAAACTATATTTGATGCTGTTGAAGCAACATCTGCTACCGCTCTAGATATTGATGAATTATTTTATTTTAATTTATTTAATGCCGTTGAAATCATTTTTTTTCCTGACTCTGATACTACACTGTTAGGAGGTAATAAATCCAATTTATTATTTACTAATTTTAAACCTTCTGTTAAATCCTCTTTTTTTCCAGATGTTAGTTTATTGTATAATCCAGAATCAACGGTTTTTAAGAATACTCTCATTGGAGTTGTTATTTTTTTACTTATTTCTTTACTTAATTCTTTACTTAATTCTTCGGGATTGGATTTTTTTTCAAGCATTGTATTCATTTTAGAAATAAGTGGTTCAACCATTTTATCAATTTGGTTGTTTGATATATTTTCGACGGTAGAACCTATATTTTTTCCGATATTTCCAAAAGTAGAACCTATATTTTTTCCGATATTATCAAAAGTAGAACCTATATTTTTTCCGATATTTCCAAACGTAGAACCTATATTTTGTCCCATAGTTCCAAAAAATCCTGTATCTGCTTGAATTTCTAATTCTTTGCACGAAGGATCTTCAGAAACAACGTCTTGATTATATCGTGTTTGAACACTACTTCCCACTTCAAATAATTCTTTATAAGATTCAAAATTTTCACATCTTAATGATTTGTGACCATTAAATCTAGATTGTATTTTTGTTGCATAAATAGCTTTTCTTAATATATCATTTAAAACTACATTACTTTCTACTGTGTAGTTATCACTACTATGTCTATCTTCTTTAATAAAGTTTTTTAATGAACTTAATTCATACAGATTATTCCCACCAAATGGCCATATTATATTGTCTGTATTTTTTCCAATATTAATATTACCAATTGTATTAACATCTACAGTGCCTTGGTTATAAATGTCATCTTGTGTAATTTTTCCATCTTTATAAATTGCAGAACTCCAGGTATCGTTTTTATTACGTACTAAACATCTTATTGCTTGTTCTTGATTCACAGATAATAATATATCTTTTATTAAGTTATTCCATTTCTCGGCGCGCCAACTAAACCAAAATTTTAGATAATTATTCATTTTTGATGGTATAAAATTCAAATAACTATTTATTTCATCGCTTAATTCTTTATAACACTTTTTATTTAATGCTTTTTTATATTCATTTAAATAGTTGTCTGCATCACCTCCTACACTATTATTCGATATGTTTTGGTAAATAGAAGAATCTTCTTTTACTCCTAAAAGTAATAAAAATGTCTCTATCTTAAAGTATTCAGATGAACTATATTTTTTTAACGCTAATACTACAGTAATAAAAATAATACCTGACAATAAATTAATAATTATTTTAGCAAGTAAATCGTTTTTTATAGACCCATTTTGACATTCCTGAATCGTATAATAACAAAAAAAGAATACAATAAAATATTTAAAATATCTAAATAAGGCATTAGATATGGATGAAAAAAATTTATTTACACCAGTTGAATTCTGTTCTTTGTCTTCGTGTTTTCTTACATCATCCGTTTTTATCATATTATAGTATTTCAATTTATCTCTTATTTTAACTTCATTCATAATTTACTATATAAACATATTAAATTATTTGATTTTTTTTAATTATTATCCATTAATTTGTCAATAACATTTTGATATTTCAATTCAAATGTTTCGTCACGTTTTAATTCACAATATGTATCTATACGTTCTTGCAGTTTTGTTTTTCCAAAAATAGGTAATATATACTTTGCAATAACACGAAAGATGTTATCGCTTTCTAATGGAAGCGTTTTAAATAATACACTAAATGGTATGGAAACCAAATACATTATTAAAGTAAATGGTGTTACTACAAACAAAGTAAATAAAACAATCATTAATATGATTATATTTACAATAAGCATAAATCCCAACCAAAAGAGAGAACCAGGTAAAGCTTTCCCCCACTCTGGTGTTTCTGGTACCCAAAATGGTGTCTTGGGTACGACTTCATCCAAATGTGCCGCAGTGCATTGTTCTTGCATTGGACTTTCGGTGGTTTTTTGCTGCGGTACTGGTTGTATGTTTGGTTCTTGTTTTGTTATGTCTGGTTCTTGTTTTGTAAAATTTTTCATTATTTTTCCAATATCAAATCCTCCAGTTTGTACTCCATGACCGCCATTAAGTATATCATTTTTGTTAATTTTACCTTTTACTTTTTCAAAAATACCCATAATATATTCAATTAATATTGATATAATTACCCCCAATATGTATAATCCTAGCATATTTGCAGGAAATTCTCCTTTTAATCCACCAATAAATGTATCTTTAATGGATTCTCCAGACCAATAAATAAGATCAAATATTAAAAAGAACAAAATAATAAATAGAGTGGCATTTGAATAACAATATTCAGCAATAGTACGTGAAATAGGAAACTTTGATGGACCTTTACTTGCTTCTCCAAATGGTAATACACCAATATTTCCCAAAAATACATTAGGTATATATACCAATAAAAGCCAATGTATATATTCACACGCCTTAACCGGTCCCAATAATATAAAATAAATAATTGTTATAAAGAACGTTTTTATATATTCAAAACCTTTTGATAAAGTTTGACTTGCTCCATCCTTCATAGCATTCATATCCATTCCTCCATCATTTCCACCAGACATTTTTTCTGAGCTTGGAACATCACAGAACATATTTACTAATCCGTCTAAATTAATAAATGGGTCAAAATTAACACGATCTCCATAATCATTATCATTCGACATTATGATATTATCATCACTATCTTTTAATGGATTACCTTTTTCGTCTAATTTGGGTTTTTTTTTCGGAATAAATTTACCTTCTACATTTTTTTCAAAAATATTTAATACTCCTTGTCCGTTTAACTTGCTACTATTATATTCACTATAAAACGTTACAAAATAAATTAAATAAGTAAATACAAAAGAAAACATCAAACAAAACATTGTTTTCAATTTATTTTTTACGTAATTTACATCATTTACAAATTCCTCTGTGCCAATTTTACCCGTTAATAAATATTTGATGTCCTTTAAAAAGATGCCGAAATCATAGTAACCCATTTTATTTTTTGCACGTATGTAAAAATATTCGTCATCTTCGCGTTCTTGTTCGTATTTTAATGCTTCTTCAAAATGAGCATCATCTTCATCCTCTGTTACACTATTGTTTTCCTTCTCTTTTTTCTTTTTGTTAAATTTTACTTTTTGCGGAGGATGTGTACTAAACGTCCTAACAATACCAAACGCAATAAATCCAATCATAAAATTAAAAATCTCAAATATAAATTCAATAAAATCAACTAAACCATCACGTAAATCAAAAATAGTAATTTTGCTCATTCCTTTACTTGATTCACTATATGCTTCATCAAAGTGTTTATCATCACCCCCTTCGTAATCTTCGTCTTCGTCTGCTTCATAAGGTGGTATGCGAGCAACCATTGGACGTGGACCAAATCCCTCTACTGATTTTTTCTTTTTCCTTTTCTTTTCCCCTCCTTTTAATTTCTTTTTTTCTTTATGTTCATGAATATTTTCAAAATTTTCGCTATTTGTAAAGTTTTCAAACGATTTATCCTTTTTAAGTTTTATCCTTTTTAATTTATCAACCAATGCATCATTTTGAAAACCTTCTTTATCATATTTTTTTAAATGTTTCCAAACTATATTATTATCATTCATTTATATATAAATCATATAAAAATAAATGCAAACTAACGGGCATACATTAAACCACAATTACCACCCATAAACGATAATACATTGTATCGTTCCTCAAACAATGTTAGATTATAATTATAATCATACAGTTGATAACTCGATTTACGTGTTCCAATAGGATTACCATCTAAATCACATATTACATCATAACGAGAATTTACTAAATCAATATCAGGTACGTGTGTGGTTAATTCTATCTCAATTGTTTTAATATTACTCATATTAAAAGCTCCAGAAGGTTGATAATCATAAGGATTTGTATTTAAACAAAAATTATAACAATATAATCCCTCTTCTGCCGAACCACCCGTGCGAACATATTTTTCAACATAATCAAATACACCTCTGTTTTGCATATTTTCTCGGTAATCCCCATTCATTAATATGCCAAATGTTTCCAATATTTCCTTTCTATTTACAGATTTAAAAGTACCCGTTACATAATAACCTGTATTACGCCCATCCGCTGGATCAATTGCTGGACCATAATTTTGAGGAATACTATTTACTGGTATTAAAGTTTCAATATCACGAGGCGCTAATTCAATGTCCCCCGGTTGTGTAAAATAAGGCCAATTGGTATAATTAGACCATTCATTTCTTAAATGTACGTCATTGCGACGCATAAACCACATCCAATTTGATACCATACCATTTGTTTGTACTTTTAATTTTCGCGTTCCCGTAACATTTTCATAACTATGTTCGTGCACTTCTTTGATTAAATATACCTGATCTTCTAATGCGAATTTCTGTTGCTCCTGTTTTGATAGAAAACAATATGTAGACATTAAATGTATATCGGCATTCCAAGTGTTTATTTTATTACCATAATTCGCCGAATCTAAAAATACATTCGGGGGTGTTTGCAAAAAGCGATATATTTGAAAACGATTCTCATTTAAATCGGGTTTTACGTATGGATAATTAAAGGTTGCGTCGAATACATCACGCACTTGAAACAATTCTTGTATTGGGCGCATTGTGACACTTATTTCTATTTGATTATATTGCAAACTTATTAGCGGTAATGGACATTTGCTATCTAAAGAAAACCATGTATTTAATGGTATATATAGCGTTTTACCACGTATTGATGGTTCAGAACCCACTGCAGTGTTTCCGGTATAAAATGCCGATGGATATGTATTGGCACGTCCATTTACATTTGCCGGATCATATAATTCAGGTACATTTCCACTCATTACATTAAATAAATCCTTTTTTTCAGCACTAAAATCTCTTTCTACCAAAGCATCCAAATATTCTCCACTATATTTTTGTAATGTTTGAGAACCACAAGATATGACTACCTCCTTTATCATATGAACACCTATTTTTCTAATCCATTTAAATTCGTAGGGTGACCATTTCTGATTCGTATCCACGCTGGGATGATATATTGGGCTCCATATATTGGGTAATGTAACCGATAAATAAGTATCCATTAATAAATCAGCATATCGTGGTATTTTAAATGTAAATTTCGATTCCTCAAATGGACGCAATTCACGTAAACCATCATAATCAATGCGAAACTTCTGTAATCCAAAATTACTATATTTTGAATATGCAACTTTGAAAAATGTTTTACTTGGATTTCCATTTAATATTATATTATTTGCTCCTTCTGCCTTGAAATTTAGTAATCCTCCAGCCATATATTATATAGTTTTATTTTATAATATATTTATATATTAAATATGGAATATTATAAAATCATCATATTAACAATTACTACATTTATTCTACTTTACGTGTTAAATGATTTATATTTAAAATATGTCTCTACAAGAGAATCTTTTATTATGAAAACTCCATCCGGAGAATATAAAGACATAAAATACAATACGAATCATGGTATTACCAATTTTAATGGGGATATTATGATGCCAATAAATCAATATATTGTCAAATCCAGCTATAACAGTGCTATTAGTGGTAAATTTGTTAGTATTGATATGTTACGCTTTGTTTTATCCCGTGGATGCCGTTTTCTCGATTTTGAAGTGGTTTTTATAGAAGATAAACCCTATGTTGCATTAACAACCGATCCACAATATACATTATTGGATACAGATAATAAAATATTATTGACCGATATATTAACCGCGGTAAATAGTTTTGCTTTTACAAATCCATCACCCTGTCCCAGTGATCCTATTTTTATTCAACTTCGCGTTAAAAGCGATAATAAACGTGTTTACACCGAAATCGCAAAGTCAATTGATGTGGCATTAAACTACCGTTTATATAAACAGGAATTAAATCCAAATACAACATTCAATGATGTGATGGGCAAGGCAGTTATTATTTTTGACAACGACATTCACCCACAATACAAAGAACTAAGTGCTTGTGAAAATCCAAACAGTGAAACATGTTATGATTTAACAAAATATGTAAATTTAACATCGAATTCAAAAATATCCACAAAAAGAAAATATTTAGAATTTTTAGAATCTAAAAAAGGCAAAATACTTACTGTTATGGAAGATAATAGTGTAGATGTTGATAAAATAACTATTGCTGTGCCTGAATATTTTAGCTCTGAAATCGAAGATAATGTTTTTACATCCAGTGATGTTGCACACCCAAATATTTATACATATACAGATAACTATAATGTACAAATGTTATGCTATCGATATTATATGCGCGACGAACAATTAGATATATGTGAACAGTTTTTTGCACAACACAAATCAGCATTTATTCCTTATTACATAGCATTAGCGTTTATTAAACGTATTCAACAATAATTATATAACTATTGTATATAATTATGAACAAAGAAATAAGAAAATATAACAACGAACTTTGTAATAACAAAATGTCATATCAAGAATGTGAATTAGCTATTTTGCGTCAAGCAGTTGACGAAAGTGAAACCATACAAAAGAAAAAAATGGTAAATAGCGAAAATATTAATTCTATTATTAAAGTTGTCGAAGATTTTTTAAAACGTAAAAAATTAGTTTGTTATGGCGGTACCGCAATCAATAACATATTACCCCCCGATGCCCAATTTTATGATAGAGATATTGAAATACCCGATTATGATTTTTATAGTCCAAATGCTTTAGAAGATGCAATTGAATTAGCAAATATTTATTATAAATTGGGCTATAATGATGTTGAAGCAAAATCAGGTGTTCATAAAGGCACGTTTAAAGTATATGTCAATTTTATTCCCATTGCAGATATTACTCAAATACACAAGGGTTTGTTTGAGGCCATTTCAAAAGATGCCATTACTATTATGGGTATATCTTATTGTCCTGCTGATTTTCTTAGAATGAATATGTATTTAGAATTGTCCAGACCCATGGGAGACGTTTCTCGTTGGGAAAAGGTTCTCAAACGTTTGATTTTATTAACAAAATATTATCCTATGAAACCTAATATATCTTGTAGTACCATTGAATTTCAAAGGAAAATGAAATCTTTTAAAGAAAATGGAGAACTTTTACACGATATTATTCGCGATAATCTTGTTGGGCAACAAGTCGTGTTTTTCGGTGGCTATGCTACATCATTGTTTTCTCGTTATATGGATAATTCAACTACAGTAGTAAAGCGAATTCCTGATTTTGATGTATTAGCAAATGAACCAGAAAAGACGATCAACTTTTTAAAAGAACACCTTATTCAGAAGGGTTTCAAAAATGCAAAAATAATTAAACACGAAGCTGTCGATGAAATGATATCCGAACATTTTGAACTCCAAGTAAACGGAGAAAAAGTATTATTTGTTTATAAACCCGTTGCGTGCCATAGTTACAATAAAATATTAATAAATAATCAAAAAATAAAGATTGCCACTATTGATACAATAATGACCTTTTATTTGGCATTTATGTATGCCAAATTACAACACTATAATAAGGAACGTTTATTGTGCATGGTTAAATATTTATTTGATGTAGAAGCTAAAAATCGTTTATCGAGTAAAGGATTATTAAAACGTTTTTCCATTCATTGCTATGGTAAACAGAAAAGTATTGAAGAAATACGCGAAGACAAAGCCGAAGCATTTAAACGCTTAGTCAATAAAAAAGACACCCAAGAATATAAAGAATGGTTTTTAAAATACAATCCTGCTAGTGGAAAAATCACCAAAGCAAAACATTCCAGAAAAGGAAAGAGGAGAACAAAAAAATCAAAAAAACCATTAAATAAAACACGTAAAAATACCGACTTTTTGTATTAAGTTTCACATTGGATATTACAACTTTGGGTAGTTCGAAGACAATATTCGATTTGATATCCCAATGTGTATCGAGCCACCAAACTACACACTTTATGTTTTTCTATATTGTCATCGAATACTATATTATTATTCATATAATCGAATATATGATTAAAAACCCCTGAAAAAGCATTTAAAATATCATCGGTTTGTTTAATGCTTTCATACTTTTCCATAATACCTTCGTCTATGATTTCTTTCATTTTCGACATATTATCTACAAGTTCTTGATAATGTGTTTCCTTGTCCAATGAATAATGAATACATTGTTCCTCAATATACAATAACCCATCTACATAATCTCCTTCTTCTTCCACAGTATCTATATGTTCATTTTTAGATGAAAAACACGCCTTACAATATTTGTCATCTTCTGGAAGATCATCATCTACATAGCAACTACACGACTTCCATATATATGTAGGTTTGTGTTCATCGTACGATACGAGTTCACTAATATCACTACTACTTTGTATACCAAACCAAAATTTACCTTCAATATCACCTGTGTAAAATCTACCCATATTTGTTAATAATAATATTACATTATTATTAAGTATTTTACATAAATATATCATTCAAATACACCTATACACTATTGCTGTAAAGCACAATGTAAATATCATTTGTACTATTTGTGTTATTGAAATCACCCAAAAGTCAACGGAACTGGGAGATAATATATTACTTTCTGGATATCCGTTATCTATAAAAGCAATCAACATTAAATCCTTTGTAATTGCTTTTACATAAGATTCTTCGCCCATAAATTCTACTATAAGATTATCTATGTTTATTAAAAATTCTCCCGTTAAACAATTCAAAATTAAATCTGTTATTGAACTCATTTCTATGAACAACGTATATGTAAATGTTGGAATAATAAACATACATATTGAATTTACTATCATTGTAAGACGCAAATAATTATTATTTGGTATTATTGTACTACTTGAATATTGACTTACACTTGTAGTTAATGAATCCCAAAATGAATTCATTCTAGCATATAATATTAAGTAATATGCAACTGCAAACCATTTATTTATTTGATCCGAATTATTTGGACATACATTATTTTCTTGTATTAAGTAATAATTATATATATAATAAGATGGACCAATCACTTGAGCAAAAAAACAACACAAAGCATAAATATAATACCAATTACTGGAATCAAAAAAATCAAACGCTTGTACAATAATTTCAAAAAAATTAAATGTACCTAATGACATACATTTGTTACTAATATGAATGTTATAATGCTGTAATTCACTCCACATTTCTCGTTTAAATCCACTTGGAAATGTATGAAATCCTAATAACGTATATATATCAGGTGTTTGCAATTCCCAATCATCATTGTTTAATATATATTTATTGTATTCTTCCAAACTTTTATTTAATAAACTAAATATAGAGTCATTATGTAACTCTTGATAGAGCGTTTCTTCTTCAAATACAGAAATCAAATATTGTTCATTTTCAATATATTTTTTTATTAATAAATCATTTCCTCTTTTCATGTATTCTTCCACATTTTCTATATATTTTTCTAATGCCAATGATAAAACTGACAATGACTCATTATTTGAATTAAGCACTTGTGTTTGATAAAAATTAGAAAATAAATCAGAAAACCATTTTGATATGTTTGTTTTTAATTTATATCTCTTTTTATATTTCTTTTTTTTTAATAGATCAATTCTATTGTTGTTATGTATTTTTGTATATTCCATTTCTTGCATTTTACATAAATGATTATTGTCATATATTTTATTAAATTCTTCGTTTAATTCATCATCATCTTTTTTTATAACATCATTACACAATGATGTCGCTCCTAATAATACACACTTACTTATTATTTCATCACATATATCATTTATTTTTCTCTCTTGTCTTTCAAATAAATAATAAATATCTCCATTAAGAAAATATTCATCACGTAGTTCGTGTATATTTATTGGTGTGTAACCTTTTACCATATCATATGTACGATGTGTTATTTTTTTTATCCATTCATATGCTTTCACATCTTTACAAAGCTTATTATTATGACCATATTTCCACGTGTGTAATACTGATTCTTTATTAGGCGTATCGTAATCAACATCATAATTCACAGAGATTACATTATACCATATGTTAATGTATTCATCAAACTGTTTTGACATATTTAAATAATTTGCATCATTATTCTCTTTCATTATGCTATCACAACCTTCATATACTTCAAATTCAACCAATTCGCCATTTTCATTTTGTACTGTATGAATATAATCATTGTGTCCCCATTCTTGAATTTTAAAATCTTTTTTGTACATAGTTATACGTGTTTTTTCTGTTATTTTATATTCATTATTTAAATCAATCAAATCCGAATTATTATTTTCTATTTCAATGCACGATTTTTCCAAAAATGGTTTAACTCTTTTCAATAATATAGACGTATTATTTTTATATAATCCTATTTCACTTATTATATAATCATTGAACTTTAAATACGGATTTAATCCTAAATTCATAAATAAATCTATATTTTCATTTTCATCATCTTCTATGGTAATCAAATGGAATTTACTTAATGTAAGTTCTCGAAACGATAAATTTATTTGTCTAATTTGTTTTATTTTTTTTAAAAATATAAACAAACCATTTGTATGAATTATTTTTGCTCCATCATATTTTTTTGGTATACTTATTGTAACTTCGTCATTATATTGTGTTGAATTTACATTTTCCATTAGAGATAAAGGTCTAACACTTTCTTTTGTTTCAACTACAATGGTATTTTCCAAATTCATTTATAAATTTTATTCATATTTTATAGTTCTGACAAATACGCCGCCAATTTTTGACTGCAATAAAATACCGCACCAAACAAAAAACTCTTAAACATAATTCCATTTACATTCATATTTCCATCGCTGTTTAATATCGGCAAAAATGTAAAGTGATTCCATATTAATTTTCTGAAAGCCGCCGTTTGAAATATAAAAAATAAAATAGCAACATACACTGCTAACTGTGTTTCTTCTAAAATAATATCTATCATCTTTTTTTGGTGTTTTTCTTTTTCATAGGCGCGAACTTTTCGCTCTTCTTGATCATAACTATCCAAATAATCGGGCACATTTTTATTGGGAATATAATTTTGTTGGATGGTTTCATCGTGTGTGTATACCGAATTATCCATTGGAATATCGCGCGACGGCAATTCTTGCTTATCTTGTACACTTATCATATTTCTATAATTTTCGGGCATTTCATCTTGAAAACGTACATTTTTTTGAGCAGGACGTTCTTGATGTACCGGGTTCTCCATTATTGGATTTTTATCAGATATTCCATATGGATTGGGATGTATATTTATAGGAGTATACATGGATTGTTCTTGATTTGATTGTTCTAATACATTTTGTAAACTACCATTATCATTTTGTATTGGAAGATCTGCTATACGCGATGTATTTTCCATTATATATATTTACTTATATAGACAAATATATATAAAAACGAATTAATTTACATCAATCGTATTTTTATTTTCATCACAAGATACAGAAGTAGTTGAATATTTATAACATTTACCATTAAATTTATATTTTTTATCCTTAAAATCTTGTAATACTGGTCCTTTAAAATCTAAACAATCCTTGTCATTACACACTTTTCTAAATAAAGTTGCCGCACCAATGCCTAAAAATAATGAAACAAATATTTGACCTAAATCTGTATGTAATAATCTTTTAAAATTCATATATATAAATAACATATATTTATATTTACTACTTTTGCATTGGTATTTCTTCATATTTTCCTGCACAATCTACATCTTCCTGCATAGGTACGAAACAATTACCTACTTTATCTTTATATTGTAAATCATTGACATTTTCTGGCGTAGGGTAAACAAAAACCGTTTGTCTTTCTGGCATCACTATTTCCATCGCAAATAATCCAAAAATAAAACTCAAAATAAACACTTTTAAATTTATATATTTCAAAACTCCCATTATATATTAACCCTTTATTTTTTCCCTTTACCCTTCTTCTTTTTTCCCTTCTTTTTATTTGAACTATTTTGTTGCTGTGTTTTGTTTTCCAAATCCATTTCGGCTTGCATCTTATCCATATCTTCATTAGACAATGACGACTTTTCTTGTGTTTCTCCGTCTATCTTAAATATAGTTTTATTATTTTCTTCAATGATCTTTGCCTTACGACGTTCCTCTAATTTCTTTTGAAGACGCTCACGCTGTTGACCTTGTCTCGCCATTTGCTCAAATGCACCTTTATTAAAACGCGCACCTTTTCCTCCCATTGTTTTGGCCATATTTTTCATCATCTCCTCAAACTCACCTCCATTTCCCATTTCTTTCATCTTTTTCATAATTTCACTCGCCTCCTTCATCAATTCCTGTTTCGATACATTTCCACTCTTCATCTTTTCTTCCAATTTTGTAGTCACTTTTTTAATAATTTCCTTAATCTTATTTGGATTGCGAACTAATTTTGCAAATATATCCTTTGTTGAACGTACATTTGCAAAATTCTCTTCCGAACCAAACATATTTTGGAAATCACCCGAAATTTCTTCCGCCATTTCTTTGGCTAAACTCCCTATTTTTCCATTGAACAAATTTTGTAAATGATCACGAATTCCATCCAAATTTGGCATTTGCGGCATTTCATTTGTTTCTCCACTTGCTTCTCCTTTGGTTTCCTCCGTATTTTCTCCATCTTCACCTTGAACGTCATCTTCATTTAAATTTGTAAAAAACCCCTCCATATTTTCAAATACCTCCTTCATTTTATCTTGTAAATCGTCCTCCTGTATTCCTGAAAATAATGATGCTGCGTCTCCAAAATCATCTTTATCCTTCAATGAACCTACGATTGAAAACAATATTATTTGTAAATATTTCCATATGGCATTCTGTGTGTTCTCGGAAACATCCTTTGCATTAAACAATTGGGCAAAATCAATGTTTGGCAAAAATTCCGTATTTATTTCTTCATCCGAAAACATTTCATCATTTTTATACAAAATATCAAAAAAACGTTGGGGATATACTTTTAAACAATATTCAATAATTGCCTTCTTACCGGCAACATCATCCATTGTATTTTTGATATTTTCCAAATCCGTATTGAATTCTGGAAAAGTTGTTTGTAAATCGTGAATCATATCACAAATAACAGTACATACCTGAATGTTTGAGTCCTCTGATTCCATTATAGATTAATATATATAATTTTTTCATATTATAAATACGCAAATAATTAAATTTATATATAATCATTAATTATATGGATACTACAAATACTCAAGCTTTTCAAATTGAGAAATTAGTTACTAGTTTTAATTGCATATTACGTATTATAAAGGAAACCGAAAGTATACAAAAAACCGCACAAGTTAAGCTTAATCGTCTAAAAACCGCATATATGGATCTTATCAAAGACAATAGAAAGAAAGTGTTTTTATTTTGTCTGGATTCATTCTATTTCCAATACAAATCATTTCAATTGGAATACGATAATTTAGAAAAAGGATTAAAATTCATCAATAATCGTATGTATTGTGATTATTACAAATTATTTATGATTATTATGGATAGTGCCAAAAATAAAACAATCGAAATAGATAGTTTCGAACACCGTGAATATACACCCTACAAAGATTTAGAACCATTCTTAGAATATCAAATGAATGATATTAAAGATATTCATAATGACATTTTAAATGTCATTCGCATTTTATTTCAACAATTTAGTAATCGTCACAATTCTATCGAAAATTACAATCACGAACATAATATTGGGTTCTCCATTTCTAATTTTATAAACACTTTAAATTACGAAAACAGAATTCTAAATGAACAAATTTCACTCTATATGAATTATATTGCTTTTTTCCATATTTCTCAACGCCGTCATTTAAAACGTATGTATATGAAATTTAAAAGTTTTTATCAAGAAGTCGATGATAATATTAGAACAAATGAGAGCTTTTCCATCGATGATATTAGTGTTAACCAAACTATAAATGACGATGAAGAATCTATTGGAAACAATAGTGAAATTCTTGCAAATACGGATTGGGCGGTTGTATCTAATGGAGACCATGAACATACTAATATTCCAAACAGTATTGGTAATGTATTTGACTCATTAGATGATAATGTTAGTGTAAATAGCGACCAATCATTAAAAACCGCTTCTGTAAAATCATTGAATATTGTTGATATTCCTATTCGTTCACATTCATCTCCCGTTGCAGAAAGGATTGATCAGTTTAATAAATCTGCTGTTGTTGCGCCCGAACCTCTTATACAAGATGACGCAAGTAATAATAATCAGTTTTAATATTAAAAATATAGAAAATAATTTATAATAAAGTATATATAATGCCATTAGAAGAAGAACCGCCATTAGAAGAAGAACAAACTGAAGCACCAAAACAATTACAAACTACCTTAAAAGACGACGATGCGGGTTCCGCTGTTCCCACTGAACCATTAATTAAAGTCGAATGGTCTCCAGAAAATGAAATGATTTTAGTTGAATGGTGTGATGCCGCTCAATGTTATAAATGGTTACATTCTCGTTCACACGTTCATTATGCGAAAGCAAATGCTTGGTTCACTATTCCTGCTATTGTACTTTCCACTATTAGTGGTACTGCGTCTTTCGCGCAAACAAGTTTACCTGACGAATATAAACCACTTGCACCCGTTGCAATTGGTTCTCTTAATATTTTTATCGGTATTTTAACGACTATCCAACAATATTTGAAAATTGCCGAACTTAATGAAGCTCATCGTGCAATGTCTATTGCATGGGATAAATATGCTCGTAATATTCGCATTGAATTGTCGAAAGCACCTATTGAGCGTTCCGACGCTTCCAGTTTTTTAAAACACACTAGACAAGAATTCGACCGTTTGATGGAAACAAGCCCACCTATTGACCAAAAAGTTATCAATGAATTTATTTCTACATTTAAAGGCAAAGAAGGGACACCTATGCGAAAACGCTATGAAGGTCTTAAAAAACCCGATATTTGTAATATTATTGTTAGTGCCAACGAAGCACGTCACCATTGGTATAAAGATCTGGAAATGCCCAATCATCCACCTAGCACTCTAGGTGATAATGACCGGGAACATTATATCCATAATCAATCATTGTTACTTGAACAAAAAGAACGCGCACTCAAAGAAAAAGAACATAGTATTATCGAAACTGATATGAAAAAACAACACGCACGAGCGAATTTTAGAAATTCAGTGACAATGGCTGCAAAAAAATACAAGGAAGATGAAGTGAAACTCAATGAGTATGTTAAATCATTTACTAACTTATATGGAAGAAAACCAATTGGCGAAGAAATTCAAACATATGTTAATACCTATATGGAGGAAATCATTAATTCTGATAGTTTGGAAACTTTCATGCATAATTATGAAAATAGTGGTGCCAATAATGTATAATTTTTTATAAAATATTATAATTATTAATATTTTATATTTCAGCAAACTGTTCCAGTGATTTTACATAATAAAATACATCATTGTTTGTATAATAATAAATAGAATTGTATTGTTCATATTGAGCAGTTTTTTCATTTTTTCCTCCGCGCTGTAATGTCGGATTTTCTTTGAAATAAAACAATATATTGCTCATAAATATTGCATAACGTTTGTAATTTCCTTCCGCCAATGGTGACTCCGAAAATATAAAATATGTTCCAAATTCATCATCATCTATGCTGTCTTCAAAATCGTCATCGCTAGTTTCTATATTTATTAATTTATTTTTATCATTGTATTTACACATATATCCTATCATAGGTACATCATATAAACTCCCCTTCTTATCCAATAACTGATTTATATTATTAAATTTAAATATTTCGTATTGTATAATATCCTTGTTATTTATTGTCTTTGTGTATCGAATTTCATCATACAATATATATTTACCACCACTTGGTGCATCATCTAAATACACAAATGCATAAAAAACACCATTTACATTTTTAAAACCTATATACTTGGGTGATTCAAAACGGTGATTATATTGTCTATTTAATTCACTGTAACACGTTTCAATAAATTTATTTTCCACTGTACTTTCCTTTTGTTTTATCATTAAATCTTTTTGAGATATTTCGAATTGGGGTAACTCATATGTGCTATTTTCTAAAAATAAAAATTCTAAAAAGGGGAGTTTTAATTCATCATTAATCCTAAAACCAAGTATGTTTATTTTATATGTTTCTATTTTTCTAGATTGTAAATATACTGCTATGTCCTTTTGTAACACATCTTGAAATAAATATTTATAACTTTTCAACATATCCATATCTTCATAATCATCATCGCTACAACCCTCTATTATTATTTCATCATTTGCTACTGCAACTTTTGAGTCATTTTTTGGCGAAAATTTCTGCATATATTTTTTTTTCAATTCATTTTTATTCATATACTTTTATATATATTATAAATCTATATAACATTTTCGCTGTAAATACATTAAATGATTAATCTATTAATTTTTTTGTTTTTTCATAGTGTATTAAAAATAAACAATTTATCTACAAATTTAGAACAAACTGGAATTGACCACCGATATGTAAATATTACTGATTTAAATTATGAACAATTACATAATATTGAAATTGATTTTTACAAAAATAACGTTTTAAAAACATTGGAAAATCCTAATACGCCTACCATGTGCAAAATGATTCTTATTGACAAATATTACGACGATTTTCATTATACACCCATTGTAAATTTACACGCCGGGGGGTTGTTTAATGACTGGGATTTTGATATATAAATATATTATATGTATGAATATTTTTTTAATAATGGATACCACATTATTGCATTAACATGTATATTTATGTATTTCAATATTATTGGTAGTATATTTTTTTTCTTAAAAGCATATTCATTAAATTATTATTTAAATTTTAGTCATTTATACAAAGACCCTCATATACATCAATGGAAACACATGATACGATTAACAGATTCGGGACATATTGCAAATATTTTAGTTTTTTTTAATAAAGCATTTCTCCCACTAGCATTTAATTTGCATTTTGTCATAATGATTGTATATTATGGAAGTTACTGGCTTTTAAATATGAAAGATCTCGATACTATAGAAAATAAAAACATTGATACTGGATTAATGAATTTTCATCAAAATATAAATCATTTTGTTCCTTTTTTTATTATGGTTTTTTATTTGCTTATTACTAAATTCGATAAACCTATATTTACAAATGAAACATTTTTTTATAGTGTGATGTGGGCATTATGTTGGTTTTTGTTTATTGCATTACCGTGGAAATATTTTACAGGAGATTCTATATACTCTGTATTAAGTGATGACACACCTATTTTTATTAAAATTGGATTAATATGTGTTACTATAAGTGTATTATTTATTGCAAATTATTTAGGTAATTTTATTCAAACATACAAAAATGATATTAGAACGTATATATATAATTTATGGTCAATAATATTAAAAAATTAATTACAATGTGATTATAATATATAATTATATATTATAATATGCCAAGTGCAATTGAAGATAGTATACCATGGACTGCATATGGATTAATTGGTGTTAGTGCAATGATGTTAGCATATGTTACTATGATGGATAAAAGTGATGGTTCTGACGAAACTACCGAAACAGAACAAAATACTGAAGAACCCCAAGAAAACAAGGAAGAAGAACCTGAAGCCGAACCAGAAAATGCTTCCGAAGAAAGCACAGGTGAATCCATCTTTTCTTCCATTACAGGAGCACCCGAAAGTAAAAAAGAAGAAAACGTAAAAGAAGGTGAAGAAAAACCTTCAATGATACAACAAGCATTTGCAACCGTTACCGGTGAACAACCCGATGAAAAGAAAGAAAAAAATGATGAGAAAACAGGGGGTAAAACAAAAAAATCAAAGAAACCCACAAAAGGCAAAAAATTCAAGGGGGGTAAAAATAAAACCAAAAAAATGAAAAAAGATTACAAAAAATCTAAGAAATCACACAAATCCAAAAAGTAAATTAAGCATCTTTTACTATTGATGTGAAAAATTCATCAATTTGCGTTTTATTCGTTCCACTTACCATATCATCTGGTATATAATTTTTATTTTCGGCATCATATCGGAATATTGCCGGAATACCTTGTATCATTTTCTTTTGTTTCAAAAATGCATATAATTCAAAATTATCATCTACGTCTATTACACCTGTTTGCACCGTTTCAGGCATTTTCTCAAACCATTCATTTATTAATGGCTCGATTTGCTTACACGGACCACACCATTCAGCACCAAACTTCAGTACAATAATACCATTATTGTCGTTTAACAACTGTATTAAAGCATTTTTGTTTTCAATCGATTCAATCATCCTATACAAATATAAATACAAATTGTTTATATTTGTTCGTATTATAATTAAAAATTCTAATTATTGTATAAAAATGAGTAAAACACATAATTTAGATGTATCCTTATATTCATTAAAAGAACTTCTCAAATTATTTAACATAGACAATTATGATATTTCCAGTGAACAAATAAAATATGCAAAAAAGAAAACACTCATGACACATCCAGACAAATCTAAACTCCCGAAAGAATACTTCCTCTTTTATAAAAAAGCTTTTGATATTGTATTTAATTTTTACAATGAACAAAATAAACAAAATCAAATCGTTCAAGATAAACCATATTCCCCTTTTAATAATTCAGATGAAAATGAGCAAATTAAAGCCGAAATTAAAAAAACAAATCCACACAAGTTCCAACGCGAATTTAATAAATTATTTGAACAGCACATGATACACAAACCTGATACAGAAAAAAATAATTGGTTTAAAGATGAATCTGCACTATTTGAATCACAGCAAAATGTAAATGCTTCCAATATGGGTCAAGTGTTTAGACAAATGAAACAAAATAACCAAGAAATGATTGTGCGAAAAGATGTACAACAATTAACACATACTATGGGAACTAATTTATATGACGATGATGACGACACACAATATTGCGGAAGCAATATTTTTGACCGATTAAAATTTGATGACTTGCGAAAAGTACACAAAGATCAAACTATAATGGACGTTTGTGAAAGTGATTACGGACAAATGCAAACATTTGCTTCGATTGAACAATATAATCGTCATCGCAATAGTCAAAATGTTGCACCCATGACTGAAACACAATCTTTACAGCATTTAAATCGTAATTTTGAAGATCACAAACAACAAATGATGTCTAAACAACACAAGAGTAATCTACAATCAATGGAATATGCTAAGAAAAATAAAGACGTTATGGGTTCTTTGTTTTTACACATTAAAAAATAATACATTATGCGATTTATCACACCCATTTTAAATCTTTCAAATCTGTATAATGTTTGATGAAAAATATACTGAAATTGTTGAACCAAAATATGGAATAAAACGCGATTTTACCCACGATGAAATTTTAACAAACAATATTTACAAGAAACATCATTATTCTATTGATGACGAACACCGTGTCGATATGACCAGTTATGATACATACAGTATTGACCCCGATGGTTGCAACGATGCTGATGATGCATTTTCTATTTATACCGAAGATGATAAATTATATTTTGCTATACATATTGCAGACCCAACCGAATATATAGAGTTAAATTCTGCATTATGGGATGACATCGTAAAAAGAACAACTACAAAATATCCATCAAATCGGAAACCCATTCATATGATGCCAAATAAAGTATTGGCCCTGTCAAGTTTACAAGGCGACCACCGTGGCAATATTAAGAAAGCGATTACAATATTAACTGAAATTCACAAAACGTCATTTGAACCCATTCATAAAATTAAAATATTATTTACGAATATCTTTGTAAAAAAAGATAATGCTTATACGTATAAACAGGCATCTCTACTTTGTGATGAAATTCAGGCATTTAATATTGGATTGAAAATTAGCGAATCGTGTAAACAACGACGTTCATTAACCACTAAAGGGATAAAATTAAACGAAGTATCCACTGCGTATCCTGTATACGATGCAAGTGGCGCTCATTTATACGAAGATACATTTGGTGAGCGGATGATGAAACAAATGATTGCCGAATTTGCGATTTTTGCTAACGCTTTCGTTGGAGAATATTTGAAAATAAACTTGAATATGGGAATATTCAGAACTTGTAATGCAAGTACATGGTTACAAACACTGTATAGTGGTATAACCGGGGATGAATTGTTACAGGAAATTATTACAAATGGTATTCGCGCGGATTATATGTCTAATGTAGAATCACACGATTTGGTTGGTATGACCGAATATTGTCACTTTACCTCGCCTATACGCCGTTTATCCGATTGTATATGTCACTATTTATTAAAATATATTCATTTCAAAAAAGACAATTATAGTATTCCATTTACAGATTCTGAATTAGACGCATTGGCTACACGATGTTTACACGTCACGCGAACTGAAAAGAAACATCAATATTTGGATATTAAATTTCGTTTATTACAAGTAATGGATACACTTTTATTACATAATAAAACAATCGAAATCGGATATTATATTACGGGTTATAGTGGTTTGTTTTTGAATATTATTATTTGTAAAATAAATAATTATCACGTTCATATGTCATATTCATTGCGCATTCGCAATTATTCGAAGATTATTAATCCAAAAAATATTAAGTTCATAACTGTTACACAAGTGAATTGTTTTACTCGTTACGACGAAAATACAATACCTGAATTGGATCGGGATATTTTACACGCATGATTTATGTAATTTTCATTTATGGAATACCTATAAATGAAATGTTGGACCATTTATGGTTTCACGTGGACTTCTTTTACTATATGTTTCATTATTTTTGATAAATACATTGAATCTTTGTTACTATCGGCTCCACCAAGGGCTTCCGTTGCTATTTTCATATAATGTTCACTATCCGGAGTATCACATTGTAGAGAACCTGGATGGTCCTTTTGCCAGTCCTGTAAATTGTAATAATTCTTTGTTTCGACGTTTTTTATTAGCTTTTTCAAGTGCTGCTTGTCTTCACTGTCTCGTTCCCAATCCATTCCCTGTTTAAAGTAGAGAACTTCTCGTTTTAGGTCCGTACAATGCAATGGTCTTTTGTAAACGTCCATGTTTCCTATAGTGTTATTGAAAATATCTATCATACCATTCAAGTATCCAACATCTCCCATATGTTCCAGTTCTTTAGAACCGATTGCTAGGTTCTCCATAAAGGATTGTATTGACATTGCATCCTTACATTGAGTATTCAAAAAGAAATTGAGGTTAAACTTGTTGTTGTTATTTGTCGTATTGTTTGTTACTGTTGATATTTTTGTTATTTGTTCGGATAACTTTTCTATTTCTTTTTTATGTTCTTTATTACTATTGTACATCATATTTTTTAGTTCTTCATTTTGTTTTATTAGATTATCCATTGCGCTATCCTGTATTTGTGTTTTCTCTGTTGTACATTGGTTATTGGTAAATAAACACTTCTTATGATGATTATGTAAACTTTGTCGATGTTTATAGACCTTTCCGCATATACAATGGAGTGAATCATTTTTGGGGATTTTTATGTCAGTATTTGTAAGTCGTTGATGTTTTATGGTTAAAATGTGTTTATTATAATCTTTTTTATTACTGCATATATAGTTACATTGTACACACTCGAATTTTTTGGGGATTTTTGGGGATTTTTTGTAAGTCATTTTTCCTAAAATATACTTACAAAAAAATCCCCAAATTTTTTAATTGTATGAAAAATTTACAATGTCATACTATTTTTTTTGTATTTTTATTTAAAGCATTTTACTGCATAAGTAAAAAATTCATTTTCTTCCAAAAAAACTATTTTCAATATTTCACTTTTGGACATTTTTAAAAATGTCCAATTCTGAAAATTCGTTTCGACTTTTTTTTGAGAAGTTGACAACAATATATATATTCAAAGAACTTAAAGAAACGTAACACTCTTACGGTAATTTTCATTTATAGAGAACTGATAAATGAAATGTTGCACCACTTATGGTTTGACGTGAACCTCTTTCACAATATGTTTCATTATTTTTGATAAATACATTGAATCTTTGTTACTATCGGCTCCGCCAAGGGCTTCCGTCGCTATTTTCATATAATGTTCACTATCCGGAGTATCACATTGTAGAGAACCTGGATGGTCCTTTTGCCAGTCCTGTAAATTGTAATAATTCTTTGTTTCGACATTTTTTATTAGCTTTTTCAAGTGCTGTTTATCTTCACTATCTCGTTCCCAATCCATTCCCTGTTTAAAGTAGAGAACTTCTCGTTTCAGATCCGTACAATGTAAGGGTCGCTTGTAAACGTCCATGTTTCCAATAGTGTTATTGAAAATATCAATCATTCCATTCAAGTACCCAACATCACCCATATGTTCCAGTTCCTTACAACCTAATTGAAGGTTCTCCATAAAGGATTGTATGGACATCGCATCCTTACATTGAGTATTAAGAAAGAAATTAAGATTGAATTTGTTATTATTATTTGTCGTCTTGTTGTTTGTAACTGTGGAAATATTAGAAATCTGTGATGACAACTTCTTAATCTCTTCTTTATGTTGTCTTTGTTGTTCTTCGAGTTGTCTTTGTTGTTCTTCGATTTGTTTCTTATGTTCTTCATCTCGTATTTTTTGTTGTTCATCTCGTATTTTTTGTTCTTCGAGTTGTTTCTTATGTTCTTCGTCTCGTCTTTGTAATTCATTCATTAGTAAATTTATATTATTATTACTGCATATAATTTCATTCTCTTTACTAGTATGATTACATTTACGCTTATGATTATGCAGCGAAGCTGCATGTTTATAATTTTTTCCACATTCACACTTATATTCTTTTGGGATTTTTATTGGGATTTTTTCTTTATTTTGATGTTTCAGTGTCATTAGATGCTTATTATAATCTTTTTTATTACTGCATTTATAATCACAAAGTTCACAAAAAAATTCTGGGTATTTTTCGGGGGATTTTATTGTTGTATTTTCGTTATTTTTATGTTTCAGTGTCATTAAATGTTTATTAAAATTATTGCTATGATAGCATTTATAATCACAGCTTTCGCAAAAATATTCTTGGTAGTTTTTTTGGGATTTTAATATTGTCATTTATTGTATATTATACAAAGAAAAAATCCCCTAAATAATACCAAATTAACTTGTTTGAAAAAATATTATGCTATCCCAATATGTTTTTCACTTTTCATTTTACTGCATATCACTGCATAAGAAAAAAACCAAATTCCTTCTGAAAAAACTATTTCTGAAATATCACTTTTGGACATTTTTAAAAATGTCCAATTCTGAAAATTCGTTTCGACTTTTTTTGAGAAGTTGACAACAATATATATATTCAAAGAACTTAAAGAAACATAACACTCTTACGGTAAACTTCATTTATAGAGAACTGATAAATGAAATGTTGGACCACTTATGGTTTGACGTGGACTTCTTTTACTATATGTTTCATTATTTTTGTTAAATACATTGAATCTTTGTTACTATCGGCTCCGCCAAGGGCTTCCGTTGCTATTTTCATATAATGTTCACTATCCGGAGTATCACATTGTAGAGAACCTGGATGGTCCTTTTGCCAGTCCTGTAAATTGTAATAATTCTTTGTTTCGACATTTTTTATTAACTTTTTCAAGTGCTGTTTATCTTCACTATCTCGTTCCCAATCCATTCCCTGTTTAAAGTAGAGAACCTCTCGTTTTAGGTCCGTACAATGCAAGGGTCTTTTGTAAACGTCCATGTTTCCTATAGTGTTATTGAAAATATCTATCATACCATTCAAATACCCTACATCACCCATATGTTCCAGTTCTTTAGAACCGATTGCTAGGTTCTCCATAAAGGATTGTATTGACATTGCATCCTTACATTGAGTGTTAAGAAAGAAATTCAAAATGAACTTGTTGTTGTTATTATTTGTCGTATTGTTGTTATTGTGTGTAACAGTGGAAATATTGGAAATCTGTGATGACAACTTCTTAATCTCTTCTTTATGTTGTCTTTGTTGTTCTTCGAGTTGTTTCTTATGTTCTTCATCTCGTCTTTTTTGTTCTTCAAGTTGTTTCTTATATTCCTCGTCTCGTCTTTGTAATTCATTCATTAGTAAATTTATATTATTATCACTACAAACATTTTCATTATCTTTACTAGTATGATTACATTTACGCTTATGATTATACAGAGAAGCTGCGTGTTTATAATTTTTTCCGCATTCACACGTATATTCTTTTGGGATTTTTATTTGCGATTTTCCTTTATTTTTATGTTTCAGTGTCATTATATGCTTATTATAATCATATCTATTATTGCATTTATAATCACAAAGTTCACAAAAATATTCGTGGGATTTTGAAGACGATTTTATTGTTGTATTTTCTTTATTTTTATGTTTCAGTGTCATTAAATGTTTATTAAAATCATTGTTATGATAGCATTTATAATCACATTTTTCACAAAAAAATTCTTGGGATTTTAGATTGCGATTTTTTATTGTCATTTATTGTATATTATACAAAGAAAAAATCGCCTAAATAATTCCCAATTAACTTGTTTAAAAAAATATTATGCTCTCCAAATGATTTTTCTATTTTTCATTTTACTGCATATCACTGCATAAGGAAAAAACTGATTTTCTTCCAAAAAAACTATTTCCAATATTTCACTTTTGGACATTTTTAAAAATGTCCAATTCTGAAAATTCGTTTCGACTTTTTTTGAGAAGTTGACAACAATATATATATTCAAAGAACTTAAAGAGCGCATATATAAATTATAATTTAACTAGAAATATTTTAAACCACTTGTTATTTGTATTACATCGGAAAAATAAAGAAAAAACATAGAATATAGTAATAAATAATTGATTGTTATTATTATTAATTATAATAGTAATATATAAATGTGTGAATTACGCAGTACTATAGGCAGTATGAATACAGTTCGTCTAACATCATTTGAATTCAATAGCAGTAATGGGGAAGAATCATATATTGATTCAAAAAAGAGACCGAACTGTTTACATATACTGGGTAGCGCAATTATAATGTGTTGTGTTGTAATAATATTATGTGTATTATTAATATAATATAAATATATATATCTTGATTATATAAGATATGCAAAAAAATCCTGATTTTCTTGCACATGCATTATTAGATAGTGATGACGAAAACATTATAAGCGAATGTAATAAACTGAACCGAAATGAAATAGATGCAAACAGTAATTTTTGTGTAAAATACGAAAAACATATTTATTGTTTTTTTATATTTATAATCATAGTTGTCATTGTTTTATTTGTTCTTGCGAATAGTTAAAACAATGATAATATAGAGATATTATTTCAATATTATATATATGATGTTATATATGGACGACGATACAGGAAAAATAAATGAAATAGAATATATTTCACAAGAAAATGTAGTACCTGAAGAATCCGAAATCCCATATGTCTATGGAAGTTATAATGATGTAAAGGACCAAATAAACAATGTATATGATTTTATGAACAAAATCAATGAAGATCCATTTCAAGAAGAATTTAATAAAATCATTGAAGATCAAAATGCCGAAGAGAATTCAAAACCATTTATTTTAAACTATATACCGAGTTGGATATATGACATATATTGTAATATATACAATGGGGTCGAAGAATATTATGGATTGTAAAATATATCATAAAATATATTAAGTATATTTACATAGCAATACATATATATTACTATGTATGATAATTATCCAATAATAGAAGGAGAATGTAGTATTATAGATAATCCAATGTTAGGAAACAATGTGACTATTGATAAAAATGATGAGGTATCTGATTACAATTTATTAGAGGAGGGATTAAATGAAGAAATAGAAATAAAACATTATTGTTGTGATAATAAGAAAGGAGTATATTATTCGCCGTTTTTTTACTATTAATTGTATATTTAATTGTTATTATAACTATTTTATAGAATTATAACTTATCATAACAAACAGCAAATGCTATCATTATAGAAAATAGGGCAAAGCCAATTATGGTAATTATAGTTGTAGGATCCATTATACTATTACGAATTTATATTTTTATATAAATTTCAGATTTACAATTTTTATATTTTTTAAAAATGTCTCATTTGTTGTCTTTGAAAAATCCATTTTTTCTCCAAATCTAACATTAAACCCTTGTAATCCGTGACGCGATTTTCTATATCACTATAACTTTCAACTTGTATTACAGTGATTGGTACTATCATATACCATTGATGTATTTGTTGAAGACGTTTCCAATATACATCCAATGCAAACATCCTTTTATTTTGGGGGTCTTTTATTAAATTTGTTGCACTTTCGCGAAAATTTGTAATAAGTGTATCCAAATAGTGTTTTTTTACAATATATCCAGTTGTGGTTTGACAATTACCAATTTTAATCGCAAAATCTTCTATAGTTTGATAAGGAGGGCAATTATTTCCACCAATAATAATGACATCCCAATTAATATGCATATCTATAAATCGCTGTAAATTCGTTTTCAATAAATCCGGATTCAAAAAAGTAATGTCATCTTCACATATGAAAACGTGCTCGTAATCTCGCTCTTTTGCCAATTCCAAACATTTTATATGACTCATAGTGCATCCAATTGCACCATCTTTTGTTTCTACTGCATTAAAACGTTCTCCGTTTATATTCATTTTTTCTAATTGGGTTGTCACATGTTCCAGACGATCTTTTCGCTTTTCCAAATTTATAAATAAACAATTGTTTAAATAATTCATATAGTTATAATTATGAATTATTTTTTAAATCTATTTTTGATGTTCGTTTATATTTATTACACGATCCATATATGGCAATATTTTCTTATCGTGAGTAATAATAATTAACGTTTTATTTTTGCACTCTGTTAATATCATATTCATTACCTTTTCTCCAGTATGTTCATCTAAACTAGCCAAAGGTTCATCAAATATAACAATATTTCCACTGCGACAAATACCACGGACAAGCATTGTTACTTTTTGCATTCCACCAGATAGTTGTCCACCATTGACACCCACGTCATTATGTATTCCTTTTTCTAATTTTGAAAATACACTAGTCAACTTGTATTTTTCTAGTAAAGCCGTAATTTCCTTTTCTGATTTATTATTTGCGTATTTCATATTAAATACAACATCACCATTAAACATTGCTGTACGTTGGTTGACATAATTCACTTGATCGCGCAAATCTTTTTTACTTATTTTACTTATATCTTGAGAACCTACAATAACAGAGCCACTGTTTGGTTTATGTAATCCAACCAATATACGCATCAATGTCGTTTTTCCTGAACCCGCACGCCCCACAACACCGACTTTCTCATTATGGTTGATTTTAATGTTTAAATTATCGAAAATATAATTATCCTGTGATTCGTCGTATTTGTATTTTAAATTCTTAATAACAATACTATTGTCTTTGAATTTTACTTGTTGTTTTTTAAGGTCAGTGTATTTGAATATTTCATCCAAATATTCACGATGACTGGTCAAAATACCAATGCGATAACTTAACATGAATATTATACCCCAATTTAAATTGTGCATCGAAGTCATAAATTTACCAAGTGTCAACATATATGTAATCATATTGCTTACATTAATGCGATTTGTAATCAACATATTGTATAAAATAAACAAACAAAATGCATATGTTAATATTGTAAATGCGTGTATAATAGATGAACACGTCGATTCAGTGGTTATTATATCTTTCATCATTTTTGCATTTTTCTTTTCCAAATCATCATTATTCTCTATTACATTTGACCCTTCGTTGTTCGTGACAATGTTCATCATATTATGCATTTTATCCTGAATACTTTCAGACAATTCTTCGGTGAAGAACTTCTCACGTTTTCGTGTTAGTTCCATTATATGTTCACTTGAGTACATCGAACCGAGTACTATTATTAAAGTAGACATTATTAATGTAATGGACAATTCCGGAACATTATAACTCAAATATAAAACAATAACGAGCGAACTCGATATATATGGAAAAAATTGCCCAATACAGTATTGAAAAACATCGCGTAAACTTCGCGTCAATTCCAGCACTTTTGACATATATTCTCCCATTTTGACATCCTTATATTCTTCTTGGTTCTTATTGACAGTTCCTTCAAATATCAAAGTCCTTAAATATTTTAAATATCCCGGACTTAATTCGGATTCCAACAAACTTTTAAAATGATCACCTAATAAAACAATAATATAAATACCAACTATAGATATCATAATACCCGGTGTGTTTAATTTTTTTATATTATCAATAATATTATATGGATTACCATATGTAGATTTGTCTTTAATTGTATCATATAATTTACCAAATAAATTGGGTATTATTAAATCTTCCATTGGATACATAAATAACAAAATAGACAAATAACAAATAAATGAAACATAATTTTGTTTTATAAAGTCAAATAAAATTTTATCCCAAAACATTTTTTTTTATTAATATATGTATACAAATATATTAATACACGCTTAAAAAATTATATTTTTTCTATTGTATTTTCTAACACTTCATTTGCAATGTTTTTGATAAATTCGCTCTTCATGTCTTGAATATTTTTTTGCATTTCTGCTATGTCATTTTGCATCTTTTCTATGGTTTGTTTCATTCGCTTATTTTCTTCTATTAATGGATTTGTAACGCCAATATTACTTTCATATTGTGTTTGGCGTGCATTGAAATCGTCCATTGTAACACTGTTTTCCTTTTTTTCAGTAAAATCGATGTTCTTGGGTTGCTGTGGTTCCAGTAATGAATAGTACTCCTTTTGACGCTCCTCATAACTATTTAATGTAGTGTTTTCAGTTTCTTGTGGTCGAGTATCTTGTGTACCAACGTGTTGTGCTTCCGTTTCATAGACCGGGACAGTTTTCTCATTTTCTAATGCTTCCGAATAATGAATGTTTTTTATACTTTGTATCATATATTGTATTACCGTTGTATTCATTTGTTTTAACTGAATCATATTAAATGGTTCTCGATTATTTATGTGAAAATTTTCTATAATATTTCGGAACCAGTTTTGCATTTCTTCTTGGTTATTAAAGCAAGTAGCGAAATTTTTGCTTTTGTTTATTAAATTCCATAACATTTGTTGATTATCAACAGATGTAAACAATGACATTTATTTTTTATACTTACGACGCGTTTTGTTTTTATATATTTTTTTCCCTTTTGTCTTTTTTCCTCCTTTTTTGATATCTTTTGTTGTGCCTTCTGATTTAAATTTAAAAACACTTCCTATATTATCAATACTTTTTTCCGCTTGATTTGATTGTTTTTTCATATGTCCAGTCGTCTCATCGCTTATTTGCTTGAATAAATTGTATAAATAAACATCTACTGTGTCTACTGTATTATATGGTAAATTAGGATTACTTATAAATGCAGTGTTCCACAATAAATTACCCTTTGAATTTTGTGCATATCCAGGTCCTTTACTCGAAGGAAGAGTATACCCTTTTAATGCTATTCCATTTTCAAGTGCTTCCTTTTTTTCACTTTCTTGTTGTTGTTTTTTTTGTTGTTCTTGTTGTTGTTCTAATTTAATTTGTTTTTTTAGTTCTGGGGCGAGTGATGCCTCTCCATCTATAAATCCTGGTAGCAGTGGCGGTGGTGGCGGTGCCACTGTTGATGCCACTGGTGGTGGTGGTAGTGGTGCCGCATTCAGTTTAAATAATTCATTAAGATCCCCAAAAGATTTATCAGCAAAGGTAGTTTTAGTTTTTTGAGATTGGGAACTGATTTTGGTTGTAATCTTATCAATGCTATTTGTATCATATAATTTTTTTAATATTTCTTCAATGTCATCAAAATAACTGTCATTTTCAATTCTACCAAAAAATTTTTTACCAAAATTTTCATATTGCTCACTTAAAACTTTTTTTAAATATAAAAAATTTTCTAGCGTGTCCCTTAATTTATATATCAAATCTGAATCATTTGCATTGTTCTGTATTTTTTGAAAAGTCATTTTTTCTGGTTTTTTATTTTTATTTATAATCGTCCATTTTATATTGTGATTCAAATCAAGTTCTGGTTGATTTTTTTTAATTTGTGTTGAAATACTAATGAGTTTCTCTAATATTTCTTTTGTTTCACTATCAGCTGTAAAATAATGATTACTTAATTGTTCTGCATTATCTAATTGGTTTTTAATTAATTCTAAAAATTTCATGGTCTTTAAATTTTTTTTATTTCTAGTCCGTTTTTCATCTTCATCGATCTCTTTTTGTAACTGTTCTGCGTATTCATTATATTGATACCTACTGTCTATGATTTTTAATATTTTATCTTTAGGCCTACCGGGAGTAATTATTTTTTGATTAACGTTGTCTATAACTTGTTTTTTTATTTCTATTGGTTCATTATAATTATTATTATCTAAATGAAGTAATAAAAATATAATATATTTCAAATTTTCTAATGCTTTTGCTTTATCTTTATCGGATGCTCCTCCTTTTGTTTTCATTATATATTTAATATATAATGACATTTTAAATAAAATATTTATATCGCAATTTAAATACTAATTCATCTTCCACGCGTTTTTTCAAAAAATGGTGCTTTATTTTTCCAATATTCACTTTTTTATTATTGATTTTTTCAGTAAGTAAAGTGATTATAAAATACAAACTATACATTCCGCATTCAGTATCTGATTGTTGATGTTGAAATTTATTAATAATTGTTTGGAAAATGATTGGTTTTTTTAATGATTTACCATCATCCTTTATTTTATTGATCATTTTTACTATTTGTCTATTTGGAGGTACACCATTACTGTCAAAATAAAATATGAATTTTTCTTTTATGTTTACAAATAATGAGACCCAATGTGTTCCTGGACCACTATGTTTATCTAAATTAAATATTATACCTATTTTGGAATATTTTTTCTTTATCATTTCATCTAAAATAAAATTACACAATTCCTCTGTAACGCATTTATCATTACCTAAAAACGATGATTCTTTATAATCATAATCAATGGGTGTAGGTCCGATAAATTTGAAACATTTGTATGCATCTTCATATTGATTTAAAACGTTTAATATGTCCTCATTCGATAGCCACGTATTTGGATCATCTTTCCATTCATTTGGGCGGTCAGGTGGGAATAACTTGCGTTTTATTTTCGCTTTCATAACCGGGTCTTTAATACTATTTAACCAACACAACTCACTTTTGCAGGTATTAAATTTATTTTTCAACTCTTCCCATACTTCTGTCGGTTTTGACGCTTGTATTTTATTTTCTGGATTATGTTTGTTAAATTTATTCTTTATTTCTTCTACAACTTCGGGGGTCATACAACTTTTATTTTTAACTGTTTTACCCCTTACAGCTGGATTACATGTTTTAAATTTAAATGTTTTTCCCATAATACTTATATTATAATGGGAAAATATTTATTTGTAAATATATAAAAATAATTATATATAATAGTATATAATGCTACGCAGAATTAGTCAAATCTTACCCAACTATACTCAAGTAATGACAAAAATAAAAATATCAACATCTTCATTTTTTCCGTATAATTTTGTATTTTTTGACAATAATAAAAAAGTACAATTAGGTCGATGGGGGAATCATTGCGACCAAAAAACAAATATTAAAGCTGATTATAGTAATGTTGACCATTGTGGTCCGTGTGGTTTAGACAAAATCAAAAATATTAAGTAATTTTTGTGACTTTTTCACCTCCCCATAATGATCCTTGCATATTTTCAAATATAGTATCCGCCTCATCATCCTGATTATATGGATTTTCATTACGCTCTTCTTCGCACTTATTAAAATCGTTTTTTTCTTGCACTTCTAACATTTCCCAATGTTTGTAAATAGATTTTACAAATACATTAAACGTATCTATCATTTCGTTACTACAATCTTCTGCATCATTATTTATGATGTTTTCCACAATGGTTATTATTTTCGATTCATTTTCTTTCATTTTTGTTTGTTTGTTATATACCGTGTCTTCTTTTTGACTCATTATTTTTTGGTAACTTTTATTGTTTAACAAATACTGTAATGTCAAATTATCCATATTGTCTTCCATATGGATAATAAAAATATATTATTTCGACGATTTAACCTAATGTACGCAATTCACGGTCGATTCCCCTTTCATATTTTTCTAAAAGAGTCCGTATAAATTCATTCGAAAATTCATCTTGATATGCTCCTTGTTTGCGCAATGTTTTGCGCAATTGACGTTCTTTATTCAATAATTCCGCCTTCTTTGTGTTTTGTTGTTTTAACTTATGTTTAAAATAACGCTTTTTATCGGCAGTAAACATTTTTATTTTCTTTAATGTTTTTCGCCGTTTTTCGATTAAATGTTTTACTTCTTTTCGAGTATCCTTTTTGTTAATTTTGATTAGATTTTTATTAACTTGTTGCTGTTGTTTAATATTTGTTTTGAGAACATTTTTCTCCAATTCATTGAAATCTTCTTTTAACATATTCTTTATTTTCTTCACGTTTTCTTTATGAGCAATTATTTTATATTCCAAACGTACACGTAAATCTTCAATATTCATATTATATTTATTAATGCGACGCTCATATTCAATAATTTTGGGGTGGGATTTCAATTGTTCCTTTAAATCGGACATAATTTTCCCCCTTTTCCCACATTTTTGACGTATACTATAATATGGACTATTTTTAAACAATATAAATTCATCTTCATCCATTTCCATATTTGTCTTTATTTGTAAAAATATATCTTTTTTCATTTCTTTGGAGAACTTAATTTTGTCTTTTAAGTTCTCGATGTTTCTCTTGATTTCATTTTGTTTTCTTTTTATTTCACCCAACAAGGATTTAATATTTCGCTTTACGATTCCTTTACATTGTTTCTTTAAACGTTTACTATCCAAGTCCGCACATTTATCGTGTAAATGAGAAAACATGTGTTTATTTGCTTCCATTAATTCATTTGTAAACTTCGAATTCTCGTTTTGAATTTCTTGCTCTATATTTGCAATACTTTCCAAAATATCGTCGCGATTAAATATTTTATCAAACTGTTTGAGTTTTTCCATATTTTTCACCAAAGGTACGTAATTCACTTTTACTTTTGGTTGAGCAAACTGTCGCGCATCTTTTTCTCGATTCAAATAACTAATATGTCCTGTTATATGTTGAATGAACTTTTGCTTACCTTGTTTTGTAAAATTACCATTTTCGTTTAAAAACAAGGGTTCAAATTTGGGATATACAACAGGTAATTGTTGACTCGGTAATTTACATAAATTCACCAATTCTATCATTTCCAGTGGGTTCTCCACAATTGGTGTAGCACTCATTAATAATAATTTTACACTATCGATTCCTGAAACACTGTATGAATGCATTACTTTCTTATGTAATATACTTGTGTCCGGTTTTTCTAAGGCGGATAAATCACTACCACCAAATAATTTATGTGCTTCGTCTATAATGAGCAATGTTTTACGAAGAGGGTCCAATTTACCATTGATATTTACAAGAGACGTGTAAAATGCATTTTTCTCCAACAATAAATTACTGAATTGTTTATATGACATGGGTTTAATTTTCCACGACTTTGAAAGCAATTTCATTCTTTTCTTCTCTTCTGTCGGCATAACAAAATCGTCTTTTTGTAACATCTCCATAATTGGGGCGTGACACGATTTATCAAATACATTTTTCCACATATCATTTTTCAATGTGGTGCGCGTGACCCATAATATGGTGTAATTTTCCATTTCAAAACTGGATGATGCCGCAGCAATAGCGGTACACGTCTTACCCGTTCCTACACTATGATGCAAAATCAAACCTTTTTCTTCACTATATGGTGTAAAATACGATTTAATGAATTTTTGGGTTGGATTTAAATCTATATATTTACTGTCCGGCATATTTTCACACTGGTTCTCCATTTTTACTGGATCCCACGTAAAATGCCCGTATTTTTTCATTATGGATGTTTGAAATGCCTGATGCTTTGACCCACCCTTCATTATTGAAAAATCGTGAATATTGCGTGTTAACTCCTTGTCAACCGCAGAATCAATGCAAATGGTTTCCAATTCTTCCTGAAATGTGTTTAATTTGTAATTCAGATTCATTGAATCCAAAATAAGAGAAGACATATTTGTGTGACCTTTAAAATAACCTTGTAATTGCTCGGGTATTTCCAAATCATATATAAACACATCCAAGGGCCAACCATTTATTGGATGAAATTCCAATCCTTTTTGACCACAAGTACGTGTGGCACGACCAATAATCTGCTTTTGTTCACTATAAAAAGTAGACGGTTCGAAAATATGAACGTATTTTACATCAAATAAATCAATACCTTCTTTGAAACCACTATCCATTATCATAAAACGTATTTGAGAACCTTGCACGTTGTTATCACGGTCATTAAAACGCGCCAACATATTTTTTCGTGCACTTACACTTATTTTTTGGTCATAAACAGTCGTGGAACACAATAAATAAAAGTTGTTGTTTTTGGTTTGCTCTAATGTAGATGCGTTTTTAAATACAAGAGGACCATATTTAACAACATCTTCGCCTTTTTTATTTTTGACAGACATTTTAGAAGATGAAAATCCACAATTATAACCATTTGCAGTCATAAGAGAAGCAAGCATTTTAGCACCGTGTCCACTTGATTTAACATGACTGAAAATAAAGTGTTTAAATAGTTTCCCGTGTTTTTTCATATCGGCATCATCCAACATTTTGATTTTATTTATAAGAGCTTCACCTTTTGGAGAACTAAAAGGTTGAACATTTAGAAGTTGAGAACCATCAAAAGCTTCATTATCAAATTTATATTGCTTTTCCATTTTTGTGAAATTTTGCTTTTTTTGGATACATTTTGCTTTATATTGAATATCCTGCTCTTCTAATATTAAATTTTCTAAATTTTCTATAAAACTATCTTTGCTCATATAATTATATATATTTATTATATAAAATGTCAAGTATCGGAATAACTAAATCTACATCAGGAAATCATAAAACTTCTTTTAGTGGTATTGCTCCTCGTCCAACAGGAAACTCGGGCAAAACATTAGAAGAAGTTAATACACGAAAAACTTTGCGTATGGTATGGACACCTACAAATACGCAAACTCAAAATTCTCCCCACAGAAGAGTTTTAAATTTAGGAAAACACGAAACGTCTTCGGGTAGCGATTACGCTCGTTACAAGCGTCAAAGTGCTACAATGAAAAATTATGATGATCTTAAAAATTAATTTAATATATCCGTTTTATATATTAAATTATGTTGCCTAAACAAAATGGATTAAATAATGCAATTACGACTGCCAAAAACGGTAGTCCAATGAAAGCTGGTGTTAGTGATGGTACTTCATCGTTTTCTCGAGGAAAAATGTTGTATACAAATGCCGTACATAGTAGCAATAATGTACCTATTGCGTCAAAAAAACACTTTGGTAGTCGTGATGCTTCTTCTATTACTGAGCGCCGAAAATATCAAGCACTCGGTAAATCCGTAGTAAATGCGACAGGTGAACCGATGTCTTTGATTTCCACTAAAAATGTCAATGACACAAAACAGGCACTTACACGTGTACGTGCGGGTGGTTATATGGTACCTCCAAAACAGAGTGGTTCAAAGGGGCGTATTTATGGATTACCGTAAAAATATATGACTTTATTATATAATGTACGAATATTTAGCTGAATTTATAGGTAGTGCCATCTTTGTTTATATTGTATTGGCCACCGGCAACCCATTAGCCATTGGTGGAACATTAGCGTTGGTGTTGTTATTAACACAGAAAATTTCGGGTGGACATATTAATCCAGCCATTTCAATTGTAATGGGCTCCATCGATAAATTACCCGTTTCTGAAATTATCCCTTATGCATTAAGCCAAGTGTTAGGTGGTTTAGTGGCATTGGAACTATACAAACGTTTTAAGTTACAATAAATAAATAGTATACATAATTATTTATTTATTTACCTAGTTTCATCATCTTGAAAACAATATATAAGCCAACAACACTTAAAGCACCTAAATAGATTTGCCCACTTGTGTGGTCTGTCAAATACTGTTTTAATATATTTTCTTCTTTTGTTTCTAGAGCAACTTCTTGTGCGTCTTCTTCGTTTTCATTATTTTTAGGTTTTTCTATTGCATAAAATGCCATATTTTCCATATTTTCAACGTCCTTTTGTATTAGCATTTCAAAATTGGGTTCTCCCATATTTACATAAGAACCAAGAGGATTTTCCGGAGTGGCAATTTTTGTTAAATCTAAAAGTGAAAGATTTTTTAATTTACGATCATCTGTTATTTTATTATTCTTTGTGTAAGATGTAAACATTATATACATATAATGATATTTTTAAAATAATATAAAATAAAAAATGCGTAATATATTAATGTGCGGAATATTCTCACTTCTTAACAATGATGATACTTTTTCGAGTGATTTTATATTAAAACAATTTAATAAAGGACATAAACGTGGTCCTGAATTTTCTAGTTTACAAAAAGAAATCTGCGATTTTATTTTGGGATTTCATCGCCTTGCTATAAATGGTTGTGACGATATTTCACATCAACCTATTATATTAAATAATGATTACTATTTGATATGCAACGGTGAAATTTATAATTACAAAGAATTGTACGAAAAAATGGGTATTACACCCACCACAAACTCTGATTGTGAAGTTATTTTACATTTATATATTCATTATGGGATTGAGCAAACATTGCGAATGTTGGACGGTGTATTTGCATTTATTTTGGTTGATTTAAATGTACATAATGATAAACCCATTATACATGTTGCGCGCGACCCACTAGGTGTACGTCCTTTATATAAATTATACAAAGAATACAGTGGAAAATCATTATATGGTTTTGCATCCGATGCAAAGAGTTTGATAGAATTTAAAAAATCAAAAAATGATAGAAACGAACAAAATAAATATTTCCTGCAGCACTTTGAACCGGGTACATATCAAACATTTATATATTCAGCAAAAATATTAAGACGCTGGGTATTTAAAAGTCAAAAACGTTATTTTAACTTTAATTTTTCATCATTATGCAATGTAAATCATTACACAGAAAAAATGATTTATCAAAACATCATTTTTTATTTGAAAAACGCCGTGTATAAACGTTGCAGTAACACAGAACGTCCTGTGGCTTGTTTGCTTTCGGGCGGATTAGACAGCAGTTTGATTTGCTCGCTAGTGTGTGAATACAACAAACAACACAATAAACCCCCGCCCGAAACATATTCTATTGGTATTACGGGTTCACAAGACCTACATTACGCAAAAATAGTGGCGGATTTTTTACATACAAAACATACTGAAATTAAAATTAGCGAGAGTGATTTTGTAAATGAAATCCCAAATGTAATTAAAACAGTTGAAAGTTATGATACAACCACAATACGCGCCAGCATTGGTAACTATTTATTGGGAAAATATATTTCATTAAACAGTGATGCAAAGGTCATTTTAAATGGAGACGGTGCTGACGAATTGTGTGGTGGATATTTATATATGTTTCACGCTCCCGATGACATTGAATATGATAATGAATGTGTGCGTTTATTGGAAGAAATTCATATGTTTGATGTTTTACGTTCGGATAAATGCATATCTTCACACGGATTAGAGCCACGCACACCATTTTTGGACCGTTCCTGGGTACAATTTTATATGAGTATACCTATAAACATTCGCAATCATAATAATGGTAAACATATGGAAAAATATTTACTTCGAAATGCTTTTTCGGAAGAACATTATGGTTCACAATTGTTACCAACCGAAATTTTGTTTAGGTCGAAAGAAGCATTTAGTGACGGTGTATCAAAACAGAATCGTTCATTGTTTGAAATAATACAATCTTCACCGGAAGTAAAGAGCTTTGATTATGTGCAACAAAATCCACTATTAAAATCATTACAAGAATATCATAATCCAGACACAAAAGAAAAACAATATTATGTGCATTTGTTTAATACACACCTTCCTGATTGCGGTTCCCTAATAAACCGCTATTGGATGCCTCGCTTCATTGAAGCAGTTGATGCAAGTGCTCGGACATTAGATACGTATAAAAAAAATAACAATAACGTATAAAATGATGATGTGGAAATAAATGAAAAGGTCACAAAACCTTTACTCGCTTTCCATCGATTGCTTTCTTACCACTTGAAATGTGATGTGCAACAAAATCTTTGAAATTCTTTTTTACGATTCCTTTATTTGTAGAATATATGATATATTTTATATTAAACATATTTTTCATCGTATTATAACATTCTGTACACGGAGTACTGTCAGAAAATGTATTAAATGATGATATTCGCACTATATACAGATTTATTTTATTTAGTATTCCCATTTTCATACATTTGCGCAATACGTCTATTTCGGCATGGCACGAACACCCCTTTATCATACCATCATTACTATATGTTCTATAATTATTGTGACCACGTGCAATTATTTTTCCTCCTCTTACTGCCACGCATCCGTGATGCGATGACATTGTCGATTTATGTGCCTCCTGAGAAGCAACATTTGCGAATTTGTGGTCACTTATTGACGTATTCATTAATATTTACTATAATTAAATATTAATACAACTTTTTAATCAATTTTTAATATATAAAATGGACTTTAATTTTTGTAATGATCAACCCGGCCGAATATTAGCGGTTTTTATAATTGCTCCCATTTTGTTGTTTAAAGGTCTATTTTACAATGATTGGTTTATTGTTTTCTTTGCAATCATATTATTTATTTGGGATTTATACCACATTATATACACAAAACCAAATCATTATTTAAATGATGAAAATGTCTAAAAATCACAAGAAAAATCAAAACAATTTTTATCAACTGTTTTGTTTGCCAATGCATATTCAGAATTTGTGCGCTCGAAAAAGTTAACTTTCGTCTCCACGCTAATCAATTCCATAAAATCAAAAGGATTGGTTGAGTTGTAGATTTTATCATAACCTAATTGTAAACATAAACGGTCAGCCACAAACTCAATGTATTGTTTCATCAATTTGGAATTCATACCAATCATTCTACAAGGAATTGCTTCGGTTATAAATTCTTTTTCTATCTCTACTGCTTCGCTGATTATTTCATGAATACGTTTTTTAGATAATTTCTTTTGTAATTTACTATACAATAAAACAGCAAATTCGGTATGAAGCGCTTCGTCACGACTAATGAGTTCATTGGAAAACGTAAGTCCTGGCATTAATCCGCGCTTTTTTATCCAATAAATGGAAGCAAAACTCGATGAAAAAAATATACCTTCCACTACGGCAAATGCAACTAGACGCGATGCAAATGAGCTACGATTGTCATTTATCCATTTTAATGCCCAATTTGCCTTTTTTTGTATACAGGGAAAATTCTCCAATGCATTAAATAATTTGTCGCGCTGGGCTCCGTCTTTAATGTATGTATCAATCAATAAACTGTACATTTCACTATGAATATTTTCCATGGCTATTTGAAAACCATAGAATGCACGTGCTTCTGATAATTGCACATCACTCATAAAACGTACAGCCAAATTCTCCAATACAATTCCATCAGACGCGGCAAAAAACGCAAGAACCATACTTATAAAATGTTTTTCATCTTTGTTTAATTTTTCCCAGTCCGTCAAATCCTTTGATAGGTCACATTCTTGGGGAACCCAAAAACTGTCAACCGATTTTTTATACATTTTCCATATATCATTATCTACAATTGGAAACATTACGTAGCGGCTGTCACTTGGTGTGAGAAGAAATTCAGAGTTTGTTGTACTTTCGGCCATCTTCCTAAACTGGTATATTATAATAGATACATTTTATGTATTTTCTTAAAATATTATGCCTTTTATATTCAAACTTAAATATATTTTACATCACATATCAAAATTAAGATATAACATTCAACAAACATTATTTATTATTATTTTGGCAAAATCTAGATTAAATATATAATAAAATAAATATGATTCTTGATAAATATAGTTCAGAAGTTGTTTATGGTGGAGTTGATGGATTAATTACCACTTTTGCCATTGTTGCCGGTTCATTAGGCGCCGGTCTAACATATGATATTATATTGATTCTTGGTTTTGCTTCTTTATTGGCTGATGGATTTAGTATGGGTATTTCTAGTTATTTAGCAGAAAAAATGAGAATAGACAAAAAACACCCCTTTTATGTGGGTCTTTCTACGTTTGCTTCCTTTATTGCTATTGGTTCACTTCCATTAATGCCATTTGTATTTAATATTGATTATGCTTTTGAAATTGCTATATTTATATTAAGTATGGCATTGTTTTTACTTGGATATAGCAAAGGACGATTACAACAAGGTTTTGAATCTTTATTTATTGGTGGTGTTGCTGTTATTGTTTCCTTTTATGCTGCCCGGTATAT